GGGCAAGGGCTAACCACTGCGGTGACGGGTGGCGTATTGAGCGAAGCGGGACTCACTCCAACGGGTAATGTAACTCTCGGAGACGCAACATCATTTATCAATACTGGTGCTCCGGTAACGACAAATCAAACCTACACCTATGATGATGGAAGCACCATCACGGTTGATAAAGATGGCAACATTGTTAGCTTCACAGAGGCAACCGACACGCCATACACGGGCACTGTTGAACCACCATCTAGCCCACTAACGAAGTCACAAGTCGAAGGACTTATCAAACTCGGCTTAGGTATTTATGGCACATCACAAGTCGCCAATGTGGTGCGTGATGCCATATCTAGCGGAGACGCAGACACGACCACACAGACCGGATTCCCATTCACTCCGAGCGACATATCCGGATGGGCACGACCCGAGTACACACAGACATTTCAAGGCCCAATAGACCTAAACTCACTGTTTACCACTGACAATCTGTTGGGTGGCACTCAATGGGCTGGACTGCAAGGCAATCAATTCGCCAATATCCCGCAAGTATCAATGTCAGACTTCATATCGAGTATCCAAAATGGAAAAGTTTGAACTTGCCAAAAATCTGCTTTCCGATGAATTCTTCTTAGAAGAAATGGAAGCATTAAAGCAATCTGAATTGCTGAATATAGTTAACTCTGCGCCGGAAGATATTGAAGCGCGAGAACTTGCATATTTAAAAATTCATGCTTTACAATCAATTAAAGGCCACTTTGAATCAATCGCATCTACGGGGATAATTGTGAAGAAGCGGTGGAAGATTTTGTAATCGTTGATTACACCGTGGCACTCGGTAAGTGCTGACAAAATGGGTTAGAAATGAGTGATAACACGGCTCCGCAAGGAAGTGAATCGCTGAATGTGGAACAAGCTGCTTCTGCATTCTTTGGGTTAATGGACTCTGAACCGAACGCCGAAGGCCAAGTCGAACAGAGTGCAGATTCAGAGAATGAGGAAAGCGTTGATTCCGAGTTGGTGGATTCTGAAGAAGTTGAAACAGAGCGAGCGAGCACTTTTCGTGTCAAAGCGGCAGGGGAAGAACGCGAAGTAACTCTCGATCAACTTATTGAGGGCTATCAACTTGGGGCCGACTACACAAAGAAAACCCAAACGCTTAGTGAACAACGCCGCGCTGTGGAAGCAGAACGGTCGAAGATTGACGAAGCAAACAAGGTAAGAGATCAGTATGCTCAACGCTTGCAGATGATGGAACAATTCCTAAGTCAGCAAACGAAGGGTGAGAATTTGGATGCTCTGAAGGAAAGTGACCCAATCGGGTATGCGGTTAAGGTAGCAGAACAACAGCAACGCAAGGAACAACTTGCAGTTTTGAAGGCAGAACAGCAACGCATTGCTCAACAGCAACAAGCGGAACATTCTGAAAAACTTCAAAGCCATATTGCTCAAGAAAGCCAAAAACTTTCTAGTTCTATACCCGGATACGCAGACCCAAAGGCTGGCGACCAAATCCGCAAGGATATTAGGGACTACGCCAAGTCGATAGGGTGGACTGACCAAGAGTTAGCCAATGTCTATGATTCTCGCGCTGTTTTGAGTTTGTATCACGGTATGCGTTACGCTGCTTTGCAAAAGGGAAAGCCGGAAGTATCTAAGAAGGTACAAGAAGCACCCCGAATGATGAAAAGCGGAGTATCTGCGCCGAGAGACAATCAAGAACAGCACAAAAAAGCAGTAGCGCAATTGCGTAAGACCGGAAAAATCCGAGATGCCGCAAGTGCGTTTGAACGGTTCGTTTAATTTAAGGATTCAATCATGGCAACCTACCAAACCTATACCTCCATTGGTCAACGGGAAGATCTTTCCGATGTTATCTACTCGATCTCACCAACGGACACACCCTTCATGTCGTCTATCGGTAAGGGCAAAGCAACCGCTACCAATCACGAATGGCAAACCGATGCTCTCGCGTCTGCCGTCTTGACCAATGCAGCAGTTGAAGGCGATACCGCTTCTGACGCAACTTTGGGCGTGACCACTCGCGCTGGTAACAAAACTCAGATCAGCCAAAAGACCGTGAAGATTTCCGGCACTTTGGAAGCTGTGGACAAAGCAGGACGCAAATCTGAAAAAAGTTATCAATTAGCGAAAGCAAGTGCAGAAATAAAGCGCGACATGGAGACCACTCTGTTGTCAAATCAAACAAGCACGAACGGTAACTCAAGCACTGCTCGTAAGTTGGGTGGTTTGCAAACATGGCTGGCGACCAACGGTGACTTTGGAACTTCCGGTGTTGCTGGCGCAAGCGGCACGACTGCTCGCACCAACGGCACTAACCGCACCTTTGACGAAGCCACTCTGAAAACTGTGGTGAAAGAGGTGTATGCCTCCGGTGGCAATCCCAAAGTGTTGATGGTCAACCCTGCTCACAAGCAGTTGGTCTCTGCCTTCACGGGTATCGCTGCACAGCGTTTCATGGCTCCTGCTGATGCTCCTACGACCATCATCGGTGCGGCAGATGTGTACTTGAGCGATTTCGGCACGATCTCTGTCGTTCCCAATCGTTTCATGACCTCTACCAACACTTGCGATGAAGCTGCCTTTGTGTTGGATACCGACATGGCCTCTGTTGCCTATCTGCGACCCTTCCAAACCAACGAGTTGGCTAAGACGGGTGATGCGGAAGTCACTCAGTTGCTGGTGGAATACACCTTGCAAGTGAACAACGAAGCCGCACACGGCATCATTGCTGACTTGACTCCCTAAGAGTGAATGCCCCCATGTTTAACCGCATGGGGGTTTTTCTATGACCGAGTTTCGTAAATCTGTTGCTCACGCCGATGGCGATGGCGGCATCGTTATTGAGACACGCCAAGATGTAACAGCGAACATTGAGCAAAATCTCAAGGAATTCAATTCCTATGATGAACGAGCAAAATGGTCGGATGATATGTTTGGCAACAAGATCGCTTCAATCCCATTGACGGTGATTGATGACCTAAATGCAAAAGGCATCATGCGGGGCTTTGCTGTGGTTGATGAAAAGCAATTCAAGGCATGGCTTAACAGTCCGGACAACCGATTTTTTAGAACACGACCGGGGCGCGTATGAGCATTGCTACATTCTCTGAACTGAGTACAGCGGTAGCCAACTATTTGGCCCGTAGTGACTTGACAGATCAGATTCCCGACTTCATTCGTTTTGCAGAACTGAGACTCCGCAGAGAATTGCGGATTCGGCAAATGCTCAAATCTGTGACCACTTCAACAACGAGTGGTGACGGTACGGTAGAGATACCCTCAGACTTTCTTGAGGCTAGAGACTTCTATGTAACGGGGAACCCTCCTCAACCGCTTAGTTTCTTGTCTCCATCGGTGTTCATTCGGAACACTGATTCCCATGTTCGCGGTAAACCGTTGAACTACACAATTTTGGCAACTGAGTTTCAGTTAGCCCCAATGCCGGACAATGTATATACGCTTCAATTGCTGTATTACTCTGCTCCGACATTCCTATCAAGCACGAACACAAGCAATGCGTTTATGGCGAATGCGCCGGATGCTTTGCTGTACGCTGCTCTCTTAGAGGCAGAACCGTACATCATGAACGATGCAAGAATTCAGACATGGGCAACCATGTACCAAAGGGCAATCGAGACATTGACTCGCTCAGACGAGACGGCTCAATACTCGGGTGTACCACTCGCAATGACTTTATCAAAGAGGTAAAAAATGGCTGCAATGTCGAACTACTTAGAGAATGCTCTTATCAATGAAGTCTTACGGGCCACCGGATATACAGCACCTTCTACTGTTTATGTTGCTCTGTTTACGAGCGACCCTACTGATGCTGGCAGTGGTACTGAGTGCAGTGGTACGAGTTATGCTCGTCAGTCTGCTACTTTTGCTGCTCCCTCTAATGGTGCTTCTAGCACTAGTGCAGATATCAATTTCCCGCAAGCTGGTGGCTCATGGGGAACCATCACCCACTTTGGGATTTTTGATGCTCTCACTACTGGCAATCTGTTGGTACATGGTGCTTTGACCACTTCCAAGACAATCGACACGGGCGATGTGTTCAAGATCGCTAGTGGTTCTCTGACTGTCACCTTTGCGTAATGGCGGATGTTTGTGGCCCATTCACGCTTGAACAGCTAGACCTATTCGGGAGCATTGATAGTCTAGCCTTCTCGCTTGATTCAACCGTTTGGACAGATGCGAATGTTTGCATCTTAGAAGCGGCGGCATCCGCATCGGGTGCAGGGTCAGTCAGCGCAAGCCCTACAGCAACACGGGCAGGGGCATCGTCTGTCAGCAGTACAGCGACAACACAGATTACTTACATTCGTGTAAGGAACTCGAGTTCATCGGTAAACAGCACTGCTAGTTCTTCTTCCGGCTCACAAGTCACCTATGTTTCGAGTGCCTCAATAACGGGGCTTGCAACGGTCTCGGGTGACGGGACAAGGGTAAGGTTAGGCGCGGGGTCAATAAGCGGCATAGCGACTGTTCTAGCGGTTGGAAGCGGCATCTTCTCAAGCGGTTCGTCTGTTTCCGGCTCGGCATCCATTGTTGGTGACGGGTTTAGGGTAAGGGATGGCGCGGCTAGTTTGTCCGGTGAGGGTACGGTCTCGGCTGCGGCAATCAGAATCAGAACATCTAGCGGGTCGGTTAACGGGACTTCTAGCGTCTCGGCTCTCGGTGGATTGGTATCGAGTGCTGCGGGGATACTTGAGGGAATAGCGACTGTATCGGCTACACCTACAGCGACATTTCAAGCACAAATGTCGATCAGTGGGACGGTGACGATTTCTTGCATTGGCATCCGATTGGGTGACAATTGGTCGAATGTCAGTGCAGACACAAACACATGGACAGATGTTAGTGTTGGTGGGAATACATGGACAACGGTAACTGCGGACGCGAGTACATGGACAGATGTGGGAACATCGGGAAATACATGGACAGACACGGCAACGGGTTCAAATGATTGGTTAAGGAACGGATGATGCCTACTCAAAGAATCGCATTAGGTGAATGGCTACCCGATCAGCCGGGGCTGACGGGGGCATTGACTGTGGCAAAGAACTGCTTTCCGGTGACTGCGGGATACGGTGCATTTCCGGCAGAGGCTAATTTCTCTGCTGCGGCTGCGGAGGATTTGACCTCATTGGTGTACGCCAAAGACGAAAACGGCACGACTAAACTCTTTGCTGCTGGCCTACACAAGATTTATTCTGTGGACTCTGTGGGTGCTTTGACGGGTGTTTTTAGCTTCACGGGTACTTACTCGCAAAGCGGCACGACCACTCTCACAGTGACTTCTATTGCTCACAAGCTGAAAACGGGCGACTCGTACTATCTTAACTTCACAAGCGGCACAGCGACAGACGGTCAATTCACGGTGACTAAACTCACTGCTGACACCTTCACGGTTACGACCACATCCGCAACCACATCGGGGAATGTGACCATTTCACGGGTGGCTGACGGGTATGACACACAAGAAGGCCAACGGTTTAGATTTACTTTGTTTGGCAATCAGATCATCGGGACTAACTTCACTGAGAGGCTACAAGTCTATTCAGCGGATGGAAGTTCATCGTTCAAAAATCTGTCAGACAGTGCGCCTATCGCTAAGTTCATCACTGTGGTGAGGGATTTTGTGGTTTGTGCCCATTTGGATGAGAGTGGAACGACACGCCCATATCGAGTGCGGTGGTCAGCAATCAATGATGAAACCGATTGGGTGGAGAATGTAAACACTCAATCTGACTATCAAGACATTCCCGATGGTGGGCACATCACGGGCATTCGCGGTGGTGAGTTTGGGATTATTCTGATGGAGAAATCAATCTCTCGGATGAGTTATGCCGGAACACCGTTCATCTTCCAATTCGACAATATCTCTCGCGGGAAGGGCTGTATCGCTGCGGGGTCGGTTTGTCAGTATCAAGGGCTAACCTTCTTCTTGTCTGATGACGGGTTCTATGTCTGTGATGGACAGAAAGTAACCCCAATCGGTGCGGAAAAGATAGATCGGTTCTTCTTCAATGACGCGAATTTGGACTTCACCACAATGTCAGCAGCGGCAGACCCCATCCGCAAACTGATTATGTGGAACTACCTCTCGACAGACGGCACAAGAAAGCTGATTGTGTACAACTTCACGATTGGCAAATGGTCGTACATGGAGACCACAGCGGATTACATTTCTGACGCTTCTACTGCCTCTGTGACGCTTGAACAGTTGGATTCTGTGAATGCGTCTATTGATGCTTTGGCGGTAAGTATGGACTCGGGTTTGTACGCCGGAGGAAAGTATTTTCTCGGTGGGACAGATGGGACACGGGTTATCACCTTCACCGGAGCAAACAAATCAGCGGTGCTTGAGACGGGCGATATTGATGCCGGACGCTCGATAGTAATGTTGGCCCGTCCTTTGGTAGATAACGGCTCTGCGAGTGTTTCTGTGGCCTCTCGGACGCTTTTAACGCAAAGTCTGTCGTTTGGGTCGGCATCTGCGGCTGACACTGATAACCGAGTGTCTCTGAGAAGTTCGGGCAAGTACCATCGTTTGCGGATGCAACCAACTGGCGACAATTGGAAAACCGCGATGGGTATGGATGTTGATGTTGTTCAGCAAGGCATCCGGTAATGTTTAGGATTCTCCCCTTCTTTGGTGGCGACCCGCGAACTGTTGCGGAGATTGTCAATGGCATCATGAACGGCAAGACCAACAATGTCGGGATTGTCACGCTTGCCACCGGAGGGGCGACCACTACAACCATCACTGATAGACGCATTGGGCCGGACAGCATCCTACTGTTGACACCTCTCACAGCGGCGGCAAACACCGATTCTGTGCCTTATGGGGCATTTCAAGACTCGACCGATCAAACAGCGGCTAACACTACGACTGCTTACGCGATTACTTTTGACACGACAGATTATTCAAACGGTGTAACTCTGTCCAACAGTAGCCGGATGAATGTGGCGAATGCGGGTGTGTATAACATTCAATTCAGCATTCAGTTTAAGAACACGACAAACGACACTCAAGATGTGGATGTGTGGTTTCGCAAGAATGGCACGAACATCGACAAGTCAAATTCTCGGTTTGGTCTATCGGCTAGAAAATCATCCGGTGACCCATCACACGCCATTGCAGCATTAAATTTCTTTGTGGAGTTAGCGGCAAGCGACTATGTGGAACTCATGTGGAGACCATCGGATACGGGCGTAACTTTGGAGCATTTTGCGACAAGCACAACACCGGATAGACCCGCTGTGCCCTCTGTGATTGCTACATTAAGTTATGTGAACACCTCATCATCGTTCAATGTGTTTGTCAGTGCAAGGGGTAAGGGAACCGCTACGCTGACGCACTTTGCCAATTCAACCGCCGACAAAACATACGGATATGTGATTGTTGGCTGATACAATGACTCTAGTGGATGACCCCGCCGGAGTCCTTTTAATGAAAGGATAAGTCATGGCAACCGAAATGTCGACCTCTACTACCACTACGGCTGTAGACCCCAACATCCAACCATATCTCACTTATGGTTTGGCAGAGGCTCAAAAGCAATATCAAACTGGTGGGCCAAAGTTCTACCCCGGTCAAGGGTATGTCGGCCCATCCACTGCCACACAAACCGCACTGCAAGCCCTACAAGCAAGGGCAATGGCTGGCAACCCTCTGTTGGCTCAAGCGCAAGGCAATGTAAGCGGAATGATCGCGGGTGACTATCTCGGCGGTAACCCGTTCTTTCAAGGCGCATTCCAACCCGCAGCGACTGCGGCACAAACTGCATTCCAAAAGTCCATTGGTGACATTTCCTCTGCTGCCTCAAAAGCCGGACGGTATGGCTCGGGTGCAATGGGTGACCTTCAAAGTCAAGCGGCTGGAACCTTTGCACAGAAACTTGCGGACACTGCGGGTAAGCTGTCATACGAGAATTACGCTCAAGAACGCCAAAACCAAATGCGAGCACTCGGCATGGCTCCCGGACTCGCAGAGGCCGACTATGGCGACATAAACAAATTGTTGGGTGCTGGTCAACTTGGTGAGGGTTATCAAACCTCTGCTCTCCAAGCTGATATGGCGCGATACAACTTTGAGCAAAACGCCCCTCAGAGAAACCTCACAAACTATCTGAATATGGTTTATGGGTTCCCTGCTGGAAAGACACAGACTCAAACCACACCGTACTACACAAACCCAACCGCTACGACATTGGGAACGGGTTTGCTCGGACTGAATCTGTTTAATGCCGGAAATCAAGCCACCGGAGGCGCTTTGTCTCGCGGGATAAGCAGTGGGTGGGATTATTTGACGGGCGCATTTGGTTTCCCCAATGCTGTGAGCAGCGGATATGCTGATGCGGCAAGTTTAGGGTGGGAAGGTTAATCATGGCACTACTTGATATTTTCGGCTCGACTCCTTCCTACTACGGTGGTCTATTGGGTGAGGACGAGTTAAATCGCGTCCGGCAACAAGCCCAACAGCAAGCATTGCAAAACACTGCATTGGCTCTCTTGCAAGCTGGCGCACCAAGCAGAACGCCGGGGAACGAAGCACTTGCCATTGCACAAGGTCTAGCAGGTGGTCAGCAAGCCTACAAGCAGACTATGCAAGAGGGTTTGCAGAACAAGATGCAACAGATGCAGATTCAAGACTTCATGCTCAAGCAACGCGAAGCACAAGCGCAAAAGGTTCGGCAAGAGCAAATGCGTCAGATGTTCCCGCAAATCTTCACTCAGACTGTCACGCCCGAACAGCAAAAGATATTTGATACTCCATCACTTGTGATAGGTGATGAAACTGGCAACTTGATGCCGGGCGCAAGTGTTACCCCTGCAAAACGAGAAATCAATGTAGATATGGACAAACTGAAAGCATTGTCTATGCTGTCAAATGACCCGCTGTCTACATTCTTTAACATTGCAGAAAAAGTTCCCGCATTGCGTAAAGCCGGATTTGTCGGCGGTATGCAACAAGAAAATCCATTCACTATATTCTCAAAGGATGAGACCATTCCCGCACCATTACGGGCGGTTGCGGCTCAGTATGAAAGAAGTTTTGCAACGGGTCAGATTGATCAAGATACTGCTGATAAGCGATTGGCTGAACTCGGTACTCGGGTGCAGTCTGCTCAAGATCGCGCACAGGCGCAAGCCGGAATTGAAGGACAACGAGAGGCTGTAAATAAACTTCAAGAGCGAATGGCTGACTTGAAAGAGCAAGGTCTAAAAGATTCAAAAATATATCGTGACATGATGGCTAATCTTGCTGGTCAACAATTCCAATTGCAAAAGATGTTGGCTGAACCAAAACTTGCGGCGGCACAAGAGAAGGTTGAGCAAAAGGCAGAGGCTAAGACCCAACTGACAGACATTGTTAGCGATCTTGCAACAAAGTATAAAAACTTGCGTGATATGGGCGCGATTGTCACATCAACCGATGAAGGTTTAGGTGTTGGAAACATTGGTGCGAAGTTAGGCTCTACGGCTATTGGTCAAGCGGTCGGCAGTGCATTTGGTACAAAGGCTCAGACTGAGCGCGAATCAATCGAGCAAACACGACCTCTGTTGCTTAACTTGATTAAGAATGCAACGGGCATGAGCGCACAGCAAATGAACTCAAATGCTGAAATGCAACTGTATTTAAATGCTGCAACCAATCCCAAACTCAGCTATGAGGCCAATATGGATGCTCTGCGGCAATTGGATAGATTGTTTGGCATCGGCACTGTTGCAAAGCAGATTGAAGAAGAAAAGAAGAATCCGACAAAGCCGACTGGCGCTACTAGAAGTGGGTGGTAATCATGGCAGACATAACACTACGCTTTGACGATGGCACAACTCATGTTTATGAGAATGCGCCGGACTCTTTGACACGCAACGATGTTTTAAAAAGGGCATCTACCGATTTCCCTAACAAGAACATTGCTGACATTAAAAGAGAATCGTTCGCTGAAATGGGCATGATGGATGTGGCTACTAAGGCAGTCCAAAACCTCCCATCGTCTACAGCAAACATGATTGGCGACATTGTTTCTGCAATATCAAGCCCACTGCAAACGGGTAAAGCAATCTTAGATGTTGGTGCTGGCGCACTGCAAAACATCTTTCCGGAAAGACTTGTTCAAGCAATTGGTGAAGATAAGGCTTCCCGCGATGCTGCCAATGCTGTGGGTCAGTTCTATATGCAACGGTATGGCAGTCCCGAAGCTGTCAAAAAAGTGATTGCACAAGACCCTGCCGGATTCATGGCTGATATGTCAACCGTCCTAACGGGTGGTGCTGCGGCTACTGCAAAGCTGCCTCAAGTGGCTGGCGCACTGTCAAAGACTGCATCAATGGTTGACCCTTTGGCATTGATGTACAAAGGTGCTACGGGCGCAACAAAGGCCATTGGCGGTGCTGCTGAAAACATCTTAGGTGCAACGACCGGAGTGGGCAGAGAAGCCATTTCGCAAGCCTTTAAAGCTGGCGAAGAAGGTGGGCAACGAGCAAAAGAATTTACATCAAATTTGCGCGGCTCTGCCAACATGATGGATGTATTGGACATTGCAAAACAAAATCTTGAGCAATTGAGAATTGACCGAAGCACTGCCTACAAGTCAAACATGAAAAACATCAAAGGCGACAAATCAATTCTTAATTTCGAAGGAATTGACAAAGCACTAGATAACGCAATGAATCAAGTGTCTTACAAAGGTCAAATCAAGAATCAAGCGGCTGCAGATGAACTGACAAAAGCAAGAACTCTGATTGAAAATTGGAAGAAGCTAGACCCTGCTGAGTACCACACGCCGGAAGGCATGGACTCACTAAAACAAAGTGTTGGGCAGATTCTTGAAGATTTAAAGCCGAGAACCACACCGGACATGGTTATTAAAGGTGTGTACAACTCCATCAAGAGCGAAATCAATTCTCAAGCCCCGACATACTCTAAAACAATGAAGGCATACACAGAGTCGTCTGAGCAGATCAAAGAGATTGAACGGGCTTTGTCATTGGGCGACAAGGCATCTGCTGATACTGCAATGCGTAAACTACAGTCATTGATGCGAAACAATGTCAACACAAACTATGGTCAACGCTTGAAATTGGCACAAGAGTTAGAGCAAGCCGGAGGCCAACAGATGATGCCTTCACTTGCCGGACAAGCAATGCAAGATTGGATGCCAAGAGGTATGCAACGGGTAACAGCACCATTGGGCATAACGGGTTTATTCTCTGTTGGTGGCCCTGTTGCTGCTGCTTTGGGTGCTGCTGCATCTTCCCCGCGATTGGTCGGAGAAGCGGCTTATGGTGCTGGCAAAGTCTCCAAGGGCTTGTTAGACATAAATCAGTTAACGCCTACACTTGATTACCCCGCACTCTTGAATATGATGTATCAAGCCGAGCAATTGAAAAAACAAGCCGAGCAAACGAAAAATATCCCGTACATTGAATTGCGCGGAATGGCTCAACCGGACTAAGGACTAATCATGCCAAAAGTAAAAATCAGCGAGTACAGTGCTACCGCTAACTCAAACACAGATGTAGCATCAATCAACATTGATGAAGGCTGTGCCCCGAGTGGCATCAATAACGCCATTCGTGCGGTGATGGGCCATCTGAAAGACTTTCAGCAGGGAACCAATGGAGACCCCTTCAATGGCCCCGTGAATGGTACTTTGGGGGCTACTACTGCAAGCACTGCAAATGTAACCACACTGACCACATCATCTACTGTTACGCACAATGGCGGCACTATTAATGGTGTGGCCTATCTCAATGGCTCAAAGGTGCTGACTACAAGTAGTGCGTTGGTGTTTGATGGGACAGGTCTTGCTGTTGGAAACGCATCACCACTTAGCGGTGGTAAATTGTCAGCATTGGCTGACTTAAGCGCCGTAAACGGTTTAGTTGTTCGTGATAGTGCTACAACCTATGCAAACAACAATAACTATATTTTGCTTCAAAATAGTGCTGGAGCAACAGCAGGGGCATTGACGCACCCCGCATCTGCAAGTTTAGGTCTGTGGGGAAATGACGATATTCGATTTTTTTATGGCTCTGGTGCAACAGAAGGTATGCGCCTTGACTCCAGCGGTAACTTGGGAATGGGTGTTACGCCTAGTGCTTCATCGTTAAGTGGCTTTATTGAAGGCGCTTACGGAGCATTCGGTCAAACATCCACGCTTGGAAGTTCTATTGCTGGAAATGCCTATTACAACAGCGGTTGGAAATATAAAGCATCAAGTACAGCAACGCTTCAGCTTCAAGACAGCGGTGGCTTTAAGTGGCAAACAGCAGCTTCAGGCACAGCAGGTAACGCAATCACCTTCATCCAAGCAATGACCCTTGATGCTAGTGGTAACTTGCTGCTGAAAACAACATCAATCGGCACATCTGCGGTTGGTGTTATTGGATTGGGAAATGCAACTGCTCCAACATCATCACCCGCAGGTATGGGGCAGTTGTATGTTGAAGGTGGTGCATTGAAGTATCGGGGTTCATCTGGCACTGTTACTACAATTGCCAACGCATGAAAACTTGCACAAATTGCAAACAAGAAAAACCTTTTACGGGTTTTTATGCAAGCTCGACTCATAAGTCGGGCTATGTCTCTTGGTGCAAAGAATGCGAAGCAAAACGCTGTAAAGCAAAAAATCAAGTCAATCGTGAACGCAGATTGGCAAAGGCCAAAGAATGGCGTGAAACCAACCCAGAAACGGCTAGAAATGCAATTCTTGCATGGCGTGAAGCAAACAAAGACCGATATGCGAATTATTTTTTTGAGTATGCAAAAGCCAATCGTGGCAAAGTCAATGCAAAATGGATGAAGCGGGAAGCGGCAAAGAAAAGCCGCACACCTGCATGGTTGTCAGATGATGAGCATTGGATGATTGAGCAAGCCTATGATATTGCGGCAATCAGAACAAAAATGCTTGGAATTAGTTTTCATGTTGACCACATCATTCCATTACATGGCAAAACAGTTTCGGGACTTCATGTGCCTTGGAATTTGCAAGTAATTTCTGCCAAAGAAAATCAAATCAAGTCCAACAAATTAACCGCTTTAGAAGGAGCATAAACCATGTCAACAATCGTTTGGAATGTGAGTCAATTGGATAGACAAACCTCAGATGGTTTTGTCACTACCGCACATTGGCAAGCAAATGCAACAGATGGGGATTACTCTGCATCTGCTTATTCCACTTGCTCATGGAGTGATGGCACTGCAACCATTCCATACGCCTCTCTGACAAAAGAAACAGTCTTAGGATGGATATGGGCCAATGGTGTGGATAAAGCGGCTACTGAAGCTGCTTTGGCTGCTCAGATTGAATTGCAAAAGAATCCCGTAACCGCAGTAGGTGTACCTTGGAACTGAAACTCACTGTTGAAGAAGTAAACAGCATCCTTCATGTGTTGGGCGAACTACCCACTCGCATGAATGCCTATCCTCTCTTGATGAAGATCAAAGAGCAAGCGGAGGCTCAGTTACCGAAAGAGCAAAGTGAGTGAAGAAGTTGACAAGCGGTTAGCAGTGCATGAGGCAATATGCGCTGAACGCTACATCAAGATAGTCGATCAATTGTCTGATGGGTCTAAGCGCATGAGCAAGATTGAATACTTGCTTTACGCTGTGATTCTTGCTGTGTTGCTTGGCCCCGGCGTAGCGGCTGATTTCGTGAAGAAACTATTGGGGCTTTGACATTGACCCTCTCACTCTTTTGGCGATGGCAAACGGATGCGTTGCAGCCATTAGGAAAGGCTGCGAACTCTATAAATCAGCTAAGGGCACGATTGCAGAAGCCCAAAAGACTGTTAAAGAGGTCACTGCGATTGCAGAGGAGGTTGGTGGGTTCTTTGGTTTCTTCAAGAAGAAGAAAAAGCCTACTGATAAACCCGTTGAGGCTCCAAAGCCAAAGAAGGCCGAACCCGAAATTTGGGACGAGAATAAAGTCGTTGCTGATTTGGCGGCTAATCTCGGACAGTTCTTCAAGATTCAACAACAGCTTGCAGACCACATTCGAGAAGAAGAAGAAAAATCTAAGAATGTTTATGACCCAAATCAGAACATCATGGAATCTGCTCTCAACCGAGAATTGGCAAAAACTCAGTTTGAGAAGCTATCCAAGGAGATTCGGGAAATCATGGTGTACCAATCCCCTAAAGAATTAGGAAACCTTTACACCCGTGTAAATCAGATGAGGGTGCAGATCATTGAAGAACAAGAGCAAGCAAGATTGGCACAAGAGAAAAGGATTCGTGAAGCAGAATGGAAACGGCGAAAGATGATTTCGGCAATTCAAGACAAGGCCATCTACGGGGTCGTTTGCCTCATTTTCATGCTGTATCTGACTCTGTTTTTCAGCTTGCTAGTTATGGACAGAAAAGTAAGATGGGGTTTCTAGTCGCACTCGTTTGTATGGTGATTGTGTTCGCCTTGATGCTTCCGTTGATTGGGAGCATTTATTACGACACGCTTGCCACTCAGAAAGAAAGTAAGGCTCAGATCGAGCGGATGGAGCGACTCCGACAGCAATTAGAGCAAGATAGAAAAGATTTGGACAGAATGAAAAATGAGTCAAAATAAATTCTTGTGGTGCGTGATTGCCATATCCATAGCAATGGTTCTTCTTCTAAGCGGATGTGAAATTGTTTAAGTTAAAATGCAAAATGCCAAACGGCGGGAACCGAATGGCATTTCTAACCAACACGATGAAGGAGCATCAAATGGCTGAGAAAATTTTATCACGAGATAGATTGTGCGAACTGCTAGAAGCTGACACAGAAAATGGCATCTTTACTTGGCGGCACACAATGGGTGGTAGGGCCAAGAAAGGTCAGCAAGCTGGCGCGGTTGGTGCTAATGGTTATGTGTATATTTGTATTGACCAAAAAGATTATTTAGCACATCGTTTGATGTGGCTTTATGTATATGGCGCAACTCCTTTGCTGCAAATAGACCACATTGACAGAAACAGAACCAACAACAAACCTATTAATTTACGCCTTGCCACACAAAAGCAAAATAGCGAAAACATCTATCGTATAAAAACAAATACATCCGGTTATCGCGGTGTTCGATGTGAAAGCAGACTTTTCTCCAAGCCGTGGTCAGCAACAATCACACATAACTATAAACAAAAACATCTTGGTTATTATGCAACTGTTGAGGAAGCGGTAGCAGCACGCAAAGCTGCGGAAGATTTATATTTCACACACCATATGCCATGATTAAAAAAATAAGTTTTATATTGTTGGCAACAAGTGCATTAACTGCTTGTTTTGAAGATCGTTATAGATATATCTGTCAGAACCCCGACAAGTTTGATCTACCCGAATGCCAAAAGCCAAAGTGTTTATTCACGCAGACTTGTCCGGAGTATCTAGTCGCTCCCATCTTGACAAACAAGATTGACCCGCCCAAAGTTGAAAAGGCCGATGATGACAAAAAGTAAATACACACCCGAAGATTTAGAAGTCCGGATTTGGGGCTTTGTGGTCGTGATGATTACCATCATTCTTTTCGGCATCGTCTTTGCACTGCTCTACTCGGTGACTTTTGTTGTCCAACCGATCAAGAGTATGGCCCCCATCGATCAAGCCTACACAAAGATGCTGAACGACATTGTTCTTCTCATTGTTGGCGGTATCGGTGGAATTGTTGGTAAACGGGCTGTGGGGTCGGTAACTAATGCGGTAAGCCCTACGCCTCCCGCGACAGTTTCAACGCCTTCTAGCCCCGTTGCTGCGCCTCCCACTCCATCCAATGCTTTGCCCGTGTGGGTCAATCCTCCTTTGGATGAAAGCTGGACACCCCCACCACCCCCTACTACTCCACCCCAACACTTAGAGTCTGATTCTGTGCGTGAAGAAATCGCTGCGGCTCGGCATGAGGTGAAGAATGGTTAACCCGTACTTCATCATTGGGGCGATGATTGCTGTGGGCGGTGCTTACGGCTACGGGCATCATGTTGGATGGGGCGACCGTGACGCTGAGATGCAAGTCGAGATTGCCAAAAAGAACGATGAAGCAAGAGAGAAAGAAACCCAACTTGCCCAACAACTGAACGAACAATCAACCAAATTATCGGAGGCCAATAATGTCATCAATCAAAAGCAGTCTAGTCTTGATCGCGCTATTCGTGATGGTCGGTTGCGCCTCCCGTCCACAAGTTGCGTACAAGCCCCCACAAATGCCCCCACTCCCACCGGAGATAGCCCAAAAGAGAGAAGTGAACCTAACCGAACGGTTTATGAAACTTCTGACTCCGAACGAGCAACCCTTGCAGCAATCGCCGAAATCATCGCCCAAGGCGACAGAAACAC